CGGTATCGCAAGAAGGTTATTTAATTTCAAACGGCAGTTAATCATGTCTACTCCAGCATGGCAACGAGCGGAAGGCAAAAACAAGAATGGCGGCTTGAACGCCAAGGGGCGAGCCAGCGCCAAAAAGCAAGGGATGAATCTGAAGCCCCCGCAACCAGAAGGCGGGTCACGCAAAGACTCATTCTGCGCCCGTATGGAAGGCATGAAGAAAAAGCTGACTAGCGCCAAGACCGCTAACGATCCAGATTCCCGCATCAACAAAAGCCTACGGGCATGGAAGTGCTGATATGGATGCAAACATGATTTGGTCTGGTGGCTTGTCCTTAGTACTTGGGATGGTTGCGTTTTTCTTGAAAGAGAAGTCTAATGACCTCAAGCGGATTGAGATCCTGCTCAACCGTACACGTGAAGAAATCGCAAGGGAGTATGTCACCAATGACGAACTTAACAAAATTACTGAACACATTGATTCTCGCTTTAACAAGTTGGAAAGTAAAATTGACCAGCTTATTCAACAAGGGGCAAAGTGATGCCCAGCAAAAGTAAGAAGCAGCATGATTTCATGGAGGCAATTGCCCATAACAAGGCTTTTGCTAAAAAAGTGGGAGTTCCTCAGTCGGTAGGCGAGGATTTTGTAAATGCCGATAAAGGCAAACATTTTAGTAAAGGCGGTATTGATATGGCTACAAGAAAACGTGGTGTTAATCCAGCGATGGCGCTAATGGCAGCTCGTGCCATGCAAGCACCTCCTGCTGGTCCTGCTGCTCCTATGGCGGCTCCCGGCGGCGCACCTATGGGCGCACCCGGAATGAAACATGGTGGCTTGTCTAAAGCTCACCACAAACATCTGGCTCATCACCATTTGTCTATGGCTGAACACCATATGGCAATGCACGAAGGCCATCACAAAACTACCAAGATGGCTCATGGTGGTCATGCTTCTGAGAAGATGCACGAAATGAACCAAGCCAAAGAATTGCGCCGTATTGCTAAAGAAGAAGAGCATGAAGCCAGCGCAATGAAGCATGGTGGTAAAGCCCACAAAATGGCTCATGGCGGTTTTGCTGATGGCAAGTCCATCAAAGCTGGTGAAAAAAACCTGAAGCATGGCGAACACGCTGACCAGAAAAAAGGTCATACCCGTGGCAAAAACTTTGGCGACAGCGGCAAAGTTGAACCTATTGAGACTGAACACAACATCAAGTCTTTTGAAAAAGAAGGCATGAAGCATGGTGGTCATGTTAAGAAAATGGCTCATGGTGGCGCTACTCACCATCGTGCTGATGGTATTGCCCAACGTGGTCATACCAAGACTAAGTTCTGTTAAGGAGAACTGCTATGAAACATCATTTAGTTAAAGAACATATGGAGCCAAAATCTGGCCCTGATATGGTTCGTCATGATGAGTTTATTGCGGAGCATGAAACTGAATCGCATAAACATCACAAGCATCATTTCAAGAAACATGCTGAACATCACAAGCACCACATGGACCATGTTCATGAGATGTGCGGTGGTGGTAAGGCGCACAAATGAGAGCCAGTCGTGGAATGGGTGCTGTTAACCCTTCCAAGATGCCTCATAAAAAGGTTATCCATAGAACGGATAATCCTGATGCCGTTGATATGTATAAAGACGGTGGACAAGTTTGGGACAAGCCTAGACCTAAAGGTTTAGGTAAACCCAAAAAGTTAAGTGCTGATAAGAAGTCCAAAGCAAAGGCTATGGCTAAAGCTGCTGGTCGTCCTTATCCAAACTTGGTTGATAACATGAGAGCAGCGAGAAAATCATGAACTTATTTGAACGTGTCTTTAATCATGTGAAAAGTGCTGGTCACAAACTGGACAGCTCAGAACATCAATTGTTGAATGACTTTGTAGAGTTCTTAGGCAAAGAGAAATCTATTGTCGAAAACTTTTTGACTTCTAAAAACATTGATGCTTCACAAGGCGCAGTGGTTTCCAACTTTGTTGCTGAGATTGCGCCCACTGTCCCAAATGGGATAGTTGCAGATCCGGTTGAAACTCCAGTTGCTGAACCAGTTGCTGAAGCAGTGGTTGAAACTCCTGCCCAAGCGAGTTAATCATGGCTGAAAAATGGATTCAACACGCAATTAAAAAAGCTGGTTCTTTGCGTGAAGCTCTTGGTGTAAAAGAAGGCCACAACATCCCAGCGAAGAAGCTGGCAGCAGCGGCCAAAAAACCTGGCAAGTTGGGTCAACGTGCTAGACTTGCTGAGACGATGAAACACTTTAAACACTGATCATGGCATATACCACAGGCACTTCAGTCTTTAATCTAAAGATTACTGACTTAGTTGAGGAAGCATTTGAGCGATGCGGCCTTGAACTGAGAAGTGGCTATGACCTGCGTACAGCTACTCGCAGTATCAACATTTTGACTGTTGAGTGGGCCAACCGTGGTATCAACCTGTGGACTGTTGAAGAAGGCCAGATCCCTTTGAATACGGGGCAGATCACTTATGCTTTGCCTATTGATACGATTGATTTGTTGAGTCAGGTTATACGTCAGGGCACGTTGCAAAACCAGATCGACATTAACATCAGCCGTATTTCTGAAGATACGTATTCAACCATTCCTAACAAGCTGGCTGTTGGTCGTCCTATTCAGGTTTGGATCAACCGCCAGTCTGGGAATGTAAACCCAACCCAATACTCGTTGTATGGGAATGGGACGACAACTGGCCTAAGCGCAACGGATACAACAATTCAACTGAGTCCAACGACTAACTTGGCTGATATGGCTGCAACTGGCTACATCAAGTTGGACAATGAAATTATTTACTATCCCAACATTAGCACGTCTTCTCCTTATCAGTTGATCAACTGCTATCGTGGGCAGGCTGGCACTACGGCTGCAGCGCATACAACTGGTACACCAGTGTTTGTTCCTAATCTTCCCAACATCAATGTGTGGCCTACACCTAATTCTGGTGGTAACTACACTTTTGTTTACTGGCGCTTACGCCGGATTCAAGATGCTGGAACGGGTGCGAACATTAATGACATTCCTTTCCGCTTTATTCCTGCGATGACAGCTGGTCTGGCTTATTACTTAGGCATGAAGAACCCAGCGGTAGATCCAAATCGTCTGATGGCTTTAAAGGCAGACTATGATTTGCAATGGGATCTAGCGTCTCAAGAGGACAGAGAAAAGGCTCCGATTAGGTTTGTGCCACGGAATATGTTCTACATGAGGTAGTCATATGCCAAATAAGTTTTCGTCAGGTAAACATGCAATTGCCGAGTGTGACCGATGTGGTCAACGGTACAAGTTAAGCCAGTTACGCAAAGAAATTATTAAGACGAAGCTGTTTAACATCAAGGTATGCCCAGAGTGCTGGGACCCTGACCAACCTCAGTTGTCTTTGGGCTTGTATCCTGTGAATGATCCGCAGGCGGTAAGGGAACCAAGGCCAGATGTTAGTTATAACGCAGGTGGAACGACTGGATTATTTACCAATCCATATGATTCCACGGTGACGAATGTTGATAATGCAGGCTATCCAACAGACGGTAGTCGTCAAACGCAATGGGGCTGGAATCCAGTAGGTGGAGCGCAGAGTTTTGCCTCTGCATTTTCACCTAATGACTTGAATTTAGCCATTAAAATAGGTACAGTAACTGTTACAACCACTTAGGAGTGTTTATGAACAAGAAACAAGTCGTCAAAATTGCTGACAAAGAAGCAATGAAGGAAGTTCATAAACATGAACACCACATGCACAAGGGTAAACCTGTGACCAAGATGGCTAAGGGTGGCGTCACCAGCGGTGAAGAAAAAGCCGTTGGCCGTAATTTGGCCCGTGTTGCCAATCAAGGGAGCAAGAAATGAAGCCCCAAGTCAAACCGACTACCAAAAACAGCCCTAAGATCACGACAGGTGATTCCAAAGGTAAGTTTAATGGCTCTGCTGAAGAGTATGCAGCGCCCCATACTATGGATGGAAAGCGTTATAGCGTAGCAAGTTTCCAAGCCAAGATGGATGCAGTACCTTATG